CGTCAGCCAATAGTCCAGCGTGGCCGGTGTTCTTCGGGTGGAATACGTCGATCTGCAGAATGCCGGTCCACTCCTGCGCGGCGTTCTTGCCTTGGGCCGCAGGCGCGCGCCCAGTTGGCAGCCCAGTGAGGCGCGCCCAGCTCTGCCCGGTTGGCGGCGTGAAGGGCTTGCCCTCGAATGCCGTTCGCGCCACAGGCATGACGCCTGATGCGACATAGGCGGACACCAGCGCTGAGTGAATCTTGGATTCGGACATGATCAGACCTTGTTATCGCGGATGGCTTTCTTCAGGTTGCGCTCAATGCGGTCCATGTTGCGGCGAACCATGCCCTCTGGCGCCTTCTGCGAGCCGCCGTTCTCGATGAATTCGGCGTAAGGCATGGTGTTGCTGATATAGGCCTCTTGCCCGGCACCTACAGGCGTTTTAGCGACGACCTCAGCCATTGCCGCCTTGCCGCTTTTATCAGCTCTGCCATTCTCGCCAGATGCAGGCTGGCCGACAGTCGTTTGCCAGTCTCCTCTGAGGCGCCCATCTTTTACGGGCGTATCGCGGATGATCCCGTTGAACAACGACAGCGTCACAGCCCGGACTATGCCGTCGCTCGACTCGCCAGCCTTCACAGCGAACTTGCGCACATCATCTGCGAATGCCATCACCGCCTCCCCTGCAGCTCGTACACAAGCGGCGTACCGGCTGGGTTGATTTCCTTGATGTTGACGATGGTCCACGTTGCGCCGTCTGCGATGACGGTCGTGGTGAGCGTGGGCGGCGTGAGGCCTTGGGCTGCGACGAGGATCTTCTTGTCGCCCTGCTTGATTACCGTGCCCTCGGCGTAGCTCATGCCAGACTGCTGCAGCGCGTAGTCTTGCAGGATTGCCTGCGCAGGCTGGTTGACCTCGACATCAGGCGTCTGCGAGCCAGTCACCGGGTCGTACTCGCCTGGCACCGTGTCGCGAAGGGTGATGGTTTGGCCGAAGCGTTCTATCAACCGCAGAGCGGTCGATGCCATGCGGTCGTAGAACTGCGACATGTCACGCCCTCACGGCAAATAGGCCACGCTTGACCAGATAATCAGCGAACTGCGTTCGACTTGGCCGATCAGGTGCGGCCGGCAGCAGATAGCCAGACTTGTTCTCGGCGTACTGCACGTCAACAGCGCCCTCTACCCGCTCGCGGATCACTGCACCTTGGCGCTGGGCAGGCGGGTCAATGTCGTCCGCGTGAATCTCGGCAGCCAGGGCCATCTGGCCGTACTGAATTTGGCGGGGAATCAGAGTGGACGGCTTGATCTCGCCGTCTACCTCTACCCCGGTGCGCGGAAAGGCAAGCGCCTGGCTTGCGCTGGTCTTCTTGCCCTTCCACGACATGACATTCATCGCATCGGCGGCGCGGCGCAGCAGTGCCTCCTGCTCGGCTTCCGTGGCGGGTATCGTGCGGCCGTACTTGGCGGCATATGACACCAGATCGGCGGCAGTCGCATAGCTCTCGGCATCAGCCTTGCTCGTTCCGTCCTCTACGATGAGAGCCATGCTTTATTCCTCGGTGGTGCGCTTGCGGCTGCGTGCTTGCGGCTGTGCGTCACCGCCGCCGTTGTTCGTGGCGCCTTCGTCCTTGGGTTCGCTGCGGCCGTGCTCGACGCCACCAGTCTCGCCGACAGTCTGCGGGCCAACGGTGATGTTACCTGCGTCACCGCCGAAGCCCCAGCGCGCTTTGCTGTTGGGGTTCATGTACTTGTCTTCTTGCATGGGAGTCTCCTCTGCTTGAAGGGCCGGCCCCATTACGGGGCCGGAACCAGTTAGGCCGCGACGCTGGACAGCACGAACGCGATCGGAACCTGCTTGCGGTCAAGCATGCGGGTCCAGTTGGTGGCGAGTGCCAGGTCAGCCCACGAGGCCGAGGCCGGGCGGGTTTCGGTGCCGTTGCCGGTGATGGTAGTGGAGGTGAACGCGTAACCCAGCGGATGGATCACGAAGTTGCGACGGCTCCACAGAGTCTCAGCACCGCCACCGTTGCCGCGCTCAGGCTCACGCACGTATTCCAGACCATCTTCACCGGCCGGCTGCTGCTCGGCGTAACCGATGGCGCCCGGACGGAAGATGATGGACAGGTACTTGTTCGGGGTGCCAGTAATGACCGGCATCCCGTCGTCAACCACGACGCGCATACCCTGATAGCGACCGAACTCGGGAATCTGGTCGGCGATCGGGGTGAAGTCGATCAGGTTGAGGATCTGCAGCTCGGCATGCACCGCGGAGTGCATCACGATGACGCCGAGAGTCGAGCCGCCGTAGTCGCCCATGGTGGCGCGTGCCTGGATGATCGCAGCTGCAGTGATCGGGCCGCCTGCATCTACAACCATGTCGCCGCCGTTACCAGCAACGTTGTCGTTGTACAGGCCGACAGCGGTCGCGATGGTGCGGCGTTGGGCAACCTTCTGCCAGTAGCTCATCAGGCGCGAACCGACGTACTCCAGCGGGTCCTGCTTGGTGATGTTCTTCACCAGGTTCATCGCGTTCCAACCTTCGTTCAGGTAGGCGGCGCGAGCCTGCATGCTGGAGGTGGCCACGGACAGCGGAGTCGCGATGTCGGTGTACACGTCGTTCGAGTAGTTCGACTCGACCGAAGCATCCAGGTCAACCCACCATGGAATGGTGAAGGTGTTGGACGGGCTGGCCAGCAGCTGGGACATGTCGTTGTTCTGAACGAGGATGCCCGAGGAGAAGAACGCGGTCTGCTCCACGCTGGTGACGTTGATGTAGTCGCGCAGTTCGTCGCGGAAGACTACGTCGGAAAGAATGGTTGGCATATCTGTTATTCCTTGATTACTGGCCTGCTGCTGCCTTCAGGCGGGCGTGCTCGGCGGGGTTGGTTCGGCGAAGCTCTACGCGCTCCATGCCGGTTAATTGGTCCCACGTTTTTGCGGCCCCGCCGCCTTTGCTACCGGCAGCCCCGCCGCCAGTTGCCTTGCTACCAGCCACCAGCGGCGCCAGGGCGGCATCGCTGGTGATCTCGTTCTTGAATTCTTCAGGGGTCAGCGCAGTGGGTCGGCCTTCGTTGTCGAGAACCACTACAACGGGCTTGCCGTCGCGGATCTCCATCGACAGGCGAGGCTCGATCAGTCGCTGAAGGACGCCAGCGGAGCCTTGCACGGCAAGTTCGCCAGCGAGACGGGCGGCAGTAGCGCCTACGGTCAGCGCGTGAACCTGCGACTGCAGAGCGGCCAGGGTCTGTTCCTTCTCGGTCAGCGCCTTCGTGTGCTTTTCTTCCCACGATTTCTGCAGCGCCTCGACATCCCCGGTCTTGCGGGCATGTTCTTCAGCGGCGCGCTTGGCAGCCTCTTCGGCCTCCTGGCGGCGCTTGGCTTCGGCCTTCTTCTCGGCCAGCAGCTCTTCCACCTTGTTTTTCAGGCCGGTGACGTCTTCGCCCGGCTCTGCCTGGGGAATGCCTTCGACCTTCAGGACGAACTTGCCGTCCTTTTCTTCGTACATAGCGGCCACAGCCGGCTCCAGCCCTTCCAGGCTGTCCAGTTGAAACTTGAGCATTGGTGTCTCCCTGAGACGAGGTGCAGGCCCTGCCTGCGTTAGATGCCTGCCCTACGGAACGCTTCGGGCTCTAGAGCCTTCATCTGATCCAGCGACAGTGGTTTGAATGTGCGATCGAGCTGCAGGTCGGCGAAGCGCTCAGCGCTCAGCCCGCCCTTGCGGAACAGCGTCGCCCGCTCCTTGCCAAGCGCGATGTCTTGGAAGGAGGCCGGCTGTTTCTGCAGCCACGAGTAATACGATTCGCCGGCATCGACGTAGCCATCCTTGGAAGCGCGCGTCGCGTCGTCGTCGAGAAACGAGTAGCGAGCGTCCAGTTCGGCGGCTGTCGTGCTGCGGCAACGGATGTGGATCGGTGGCAGCGGCCCTTTGCCCATCTTAAACGAGCGGCCGTCTAGGCTTTTGCAGGTATTGGATGTGCGGCCGTCAAGGGTTGATACCCAGCGATAGCCAGTCACCACATCACTGTTGGCCTTCCACGTCTCCATGCGCGCCACGCTGGCGACATGCTGGATACCGGTGCGAACCACGGCTTCGGCATTACGCTTACTGATCGCTAGCAAGCCGTCGCTGTACTGCAGCGCCTTGGTGCCTCGGATGCGGTTGATGATGGCCTGGTTCGTCTCGCCCTGGACGTATCCCATGCGAATCGCACCAGTCACCCGGTTGCGCTCAGCCTGCAGCCAGTCGGCAATGAACGGCTCCAACAGCTTGCCGCCATCCGGCCCAGTGACGCTCAGCGGTTGAGCCTTCACAGCGGCCTGTATCGCTTGAACGGTCGGAGTCGCTACCGAGATATTGACCAGCACCTGATCTAGCGACCTGGCTTCAAACTCGGCCTCGTAGCTGCCAATGTCGAACAGGTCGAGCAGTAGCTGTTCGGAAAACTCGCCCTGGACCTTCGCAATCATCGCGTCGATCGTGGCGAGCATCGTTTCCAGCCGCTGCCGACTGTAGGCGGTCAGCGCGTCACGGCTCAGTCGCTCCCGGATGTCCTTGTCGATGCGTCGAAGGAATGGGTCGATCTTCTGGACCTCTCCAGCCTTTAGGCGTTCGAGGAGCACAGAATTCCTAGTAGCCGCCTCAATCAGTCGCTCCGCCGTCGCCATTGTCATCCTCCAGGTTCAGGCCTGTCCCGCTGCCCGCGATCTCTTCCCGAATTTCCTCATCGGTCTTCTCGGGATCGATCAGCTGGAAGTCGCGCAGGTAACGCCAGAAGTCAGACTCAGGCATCTTGCCGGCCATGACCGCTTGCAGGATCTGCTGCAGCATCTGCGGGTCAAGGTTGGATTGGGTGAAGTCCTGATTCAGCGTGTATTCGATCTCGCCGCTGACGTTCAGGAACTGAGCCATCCACATCAGGCATTGCGTGTAGGCTTCCGACACGTTGCTGACGATCAGCGACAAGGCGCTATGCTCTGCCGCCGTCTCTGCCTCGGACTGAGTGGCGGTCTTGACCGCGCTACCCTTCTCGATCAGGCGAGCACCAAGGGCGACCATCTGGCGCTCTTTGGCGTCCATGGCCTCTTTGGCGACCGTGTTCGGCTGGGCCTGCCAGACACCGCACGCACCATTGACCGGTAGCAGCCAGGGCGCACGCGAGCCGAGGTAGATGCCAGTCTCTTCGAAGTGGTCGCGCCACTGCTCGTCAAGGCCAGACATCCACGGCTGAGGCTGGCCGACCAGATAGGCCGCTTCCTCGTAGTCCGCGCTGTTGCGATAGTGGCCGATGTTGATTTCGGCCATGTCATACAGCGGCGACTCATCGATCGACGTGTCGTTGTTTTCGCTACCGACGAACTGGAACGGAATCACCGCCCAAGGCTTACCGGAGCCATCCAGCGGGACGCGCGGGTCTTCGACCATCCAGCCGCCACCAGCCTGGCGCCACAGCTCTTGCTGGTACTGCCCCGCCTCATTCAGCCGCAGGACGCGATACTGGTCCTTCGACTCAACGCCGAAACCGTCTTCCGTGTCCTCGTCAACCGTCTCGTGCAGCACGACCAGCGACAGCACATGGCGACCGCCGACCTTGCGAGTCTTCCAGTTGATGATTGCTTCAGCCGGGTAGCTGGAAACAGTCGGGCGAATCGCGCCGGATGCCATGTCCGCCTGGCTTACTGTGCCGGGCTCAACAGGCGGGTAGTCCACGAGCAATCCATGCCGACCGGTTTCGAGCAGGTGACCGATGACCGACTGCGACTGTTGGTAGATGCTGACGCCCTGCCCGTCTACGTCCTTGGTCACGTACTCCAGCAGCTTTGGCAGGGTGACAACCGGCCAGGTGCGGAACACAGCACCGACGAGGCTGCCTTTCGTGCGTCCAGTGGCGTTGTAGAACACGGCCCGAGCCAAATAGGCGTCGTACCGGGCCTTGTTCTCGTCGCTTTCGTCCTGCGCGTTAGGCTGCGGCAGATACCGCGTGCGCTCGCTCTTGATCGACTCGGACCCTTTGCACACGTCGCGCACCAAGCGCCAACGGTACAGGGCGTCCTTGTAGTCCTGGCGCTGATAGGTGACATCGGTCATCGTGCAAATCCGAGTTTGAGTGAGGTAACGGGCTTGATGATTGGGAAGCGGTGAACGACGAAGTAGCCGAAGGCATCGGCCGGGTCTTCCGTGCCGTCCTTGTTGGGCTCTCCGTGTTCGTTGTATGCCTGCTGCTCGAGCACCTGAGTGGTTACCGGGCACTTGTCGGTGTTGACCTTGAGCCGGCGCACGCCCTCGCCATTCAGGAACATGGCGTTGACGGCCAGCACCCGGTCACGAACCATCGGGTTAGCGAGGTTGACGCGAACCGTGAAGCCGGCCTGCTTGAGCAAGCTGTGGTCTGACTCGCTGCCGTTGACGCTCTTGCGATTCTTGCCGCTGGCGTCTGGGTAGACCGTGATCTTGTGGCCAGGGAATCGCTCAAGTAGCGCAGCGATCATTGCCGGCGTGTCGAAAAGGCTTGTCAGCTCGTCCAGCTGCATCGGCTCGCCGTCTCGAATGACGAAAACACAGGCCGCCATCCGATTGATGTTGAAGTCCATGCCAATGTGCAGCTCTTCCCCCGGGCGAATCGTCTCGTCGGTGTGATTCAGCCGCCGGCAGAAGTTCGGATAAACCGACCCGCTCACCAGGTTGACGAACTGGCCGTCAATGTAGGCGTCGACCAGATTCGCCGGGTACGACTCACGCAGCGACGGGATGTAGTCTTTCGGCAGGTTCTTCGCGTTCTGCCTAGTGCTGGCATGGACGATGCCGTACAGCGGGCGCTGGCTGGGATTGGCCGCCAGCTCCTTGACGAACTTGCGATAGACCCAGTTGAACCCCTCCGGCGTGGTCGTCACGTCGATGGTGTTCTCGCTCCGCGTCGGCCAGACGGTCGACATACGGGCAATGATCTTCTTCCAGGCGCTGTCTGCCTTTTTGATCGGCATGCAGTCGATCTCATCGACTAGCGCGTGGGCAATGTTGAAACCAACGATCCGATGCGGGTGCTCCATGCTCTTGCAGACGATCGTCGACAGGCAGCGGCCTTTCGAGTCGCGCAGATGCACCCGCTTGTTGCTCGGCACGATGTCGGCGAACAGCCCGAAGGCCTCAGCAACGCCCGGTATCGTGTCGTAGAAGATGTCAGCGATCTGCGGATAGGTTGGCGCGAAGTAGCCCTGGGGAATGCCGGGGTGCTCCAGTGCGTTGATACACAACCGTACGCAGCCTACGAACGTCTTGCCGCTTCGATACCCACCAACGAACGCTGAGAACTTCTTAGGGTGGCTGATGAACTCGAACTGCGGCTTATTCAGCTTCAGGGTCGCTTGCATCTTCCACCCCGATGATGACTTGCTTCGGCTCAGGCAGGCCTTGATTCGGGTCTTCCAGTTCGCGGCGCAGCTTTTCGATGTTCAGCCGCTTGGCTTCCAGATCAAGCCCGATGTCCGGTCGATCCAGACCCAGCAACTTGGCCTTGCCCAGCGTTGCGCTTACCGCCGCAGACGACTGAGGGTTCTCGCAGTTGAGCGCTTTCGTTCTTGCCTCCTCCAGTTCGCGCAGGAGGTCATCCAGGGTGATGTTGTGCCTTTGCACTGCAGCAGAGCGGAGGCCTTCAAGCCTCACCCTTACCTCACCCTTACCTAGTAATCCGCTCGCCTTGTTGTGGACTACCGGGTCGCTCATGTTCTCGGCGTTGTACGCCCTACGGTAAGCCTCGCTGGCATTCCCCGTTTCGAGGTAGGCCAGACAGAAGGCCTCCTGCTTGGGGGTCAGGCTCATGCCAATAGCTCCGGTTCATTTTCGCTGCTTCCACGCTGCTCTCGCTGCCAGCCACACCTCTTTCCCGATCATCACAGCGATACAGGCTGCGATGCGGAGTAGCAAGAGGATGGCGTTGAGGCGTTTCACTGCCGACGCCTGCGTTCGTGCCCATCCCATTCGAGGGGGTGGCGCAGCACCTTGCTCATGTTTCCACCGCAGCGCATCAGCGAGGCAGCGAGGACGGCCAGTAGCAGTACCAGCGGCCACGCCTGATAGGGAATGCGCAGATCGCCGGACACGATGTAGATCGCAGTGGCACCGCAGCAGGCCATGATCAGGGCGGCCATAACTGATACATCACGACGAAACCGGGCATCGCCTCTCTGGTAGGTGAACAGGCGAACGAACATCACCAGGCAGAGGATCAGGGTTGCGTAGGTCAGAGAGTTAGCCATCTAAGCCACCATCGATGGGCGAGCGCCCTTTGCGCTTTAGGGCTGCTAGGGAGATCGTTACCACCATCAGCGATGCGCCGAATGCTGCAGGCGCTGGCATTGTGAATGGCTTGATGCCCCATGCTTCGATTCCAGTGATCGCGGGCGCCAGTAGGTAGCCCATCACGAACGAGATCAGGAAGTACGCCAGCCTCTCGGGCATCTGCAGTTCTTTGGAGCTGATGAAGTAGATCACCGAGCCACACAGCGAGCCGACAGCAGCAGCGCTATCCACTCCAGCGAGCACGCCAGCAATGCCTGCCCCGAACGCGCCGGCAACTGCGATACCGGTAGAGGTCGGTTCAGCCATAGGGAATGTCCTGGGTGTTTACGAATAGGTCCGGCCTCACATGCCTGTCGCTATCCGCTGGGTGCTAGGAAGCAGTCAAAGGTATGGGGCCGGAAAGGGTTCGGGCGCCGGGTGGTCGAGCCCTTCAAGCTGCCGTTTGCGATGCCCGGAAAACGGACACAAAAAATCCCGACTCATTGGCCGGGCTCTTCTGAAGCGGTAAAACCGCAATTTGCGGGAATACTCACATACAACTGGCGCCACGTCTAGTCTTTTTACATTTAAATTTAAGCGGCCTCAGCGTAACTGCAGAGCATCGCGTCTACCCAGGCAATCCCAGCAGTCAGGTACATCTCTGCTTTGTTGTGGTGAACGCCCATAGCGCGGCCCAATTGGCGATAACTGGTCATGCTGTGGCGATACCAGAGGAACAGTGCATAGGCTGCTTCGTGGTAACGCAGAGCCATGCGACACACCAGGCGGTCGATCATCATGGCCGTCTCGTCTTGGATCTGCGGCGACTCCCCTCCGGCCGTACCCATCTTTTCGCGCATAAGGGCATAGGATGGTGAGACATACTTAGGCAACCCGGTCTGGCAGCGAAGCCACACGCCCCATTCGCTCAGCAGATACTCGGTGCTCATGTCTTTCATGCTGCTACCCCTCTGATCTGGACGCGTACGGTGCCGCCCTTGGTGGTTTCGTCGCTGATGCTGATCTGTGTAACGAATCGGTGGTCATCAATGCCCAGCGCGTCTGCAAGGCCATCCCTGCCAGCCTTCATGCTGCTGAGAAGATTGTCATCGTCCCTGCGCCTCCGATCTGGCGGCACGAACTCCATGATCAGCAGCATTTTTCCCTCTGGCGCGACTATTCCGGCCGCCTTGCACAGCACATGGCACGCAGCGCGGTAGTTTTTGGCGATCTTGCTGCGCTTGGCCCAGTGGGTCCGGGCGTTGGGCGAAAGCTCTTTCGGTGGCCATGGAAGTTCAAGCATCACGCGCCCTCGCCTTCAGCCGGACCACAACCGCAACCGGCGCACTCGCACACGCGATCCATCACGACACTAATGCCGATGGCCAGATCCTGCGCGCCGTCTCCAGCGCCTCGGCTTCGGTCATCTTCGCGCCCACCATGGCGAAGGGTTTCCGGCCCGGCAGCTTGACCGACCAGCAAGCCTTCGCAGGCGCAGCCGAACGGCTCGTCTCGGTCGATCCAGCACTGTCCGCAGATAGCGTCATCGCCTAGCCTCGCCTGTACGTCGATTCGAGAAATCTTCATGGCCTACCCCTATTCACAGCGAACTGGCGGGTAAGCTCATCAAGAACCTCAGGGGCGATCTCTACCCTTTCCAAGCATCCATGCACGGTGCGGTAGTCGAGGGTGTTCTGCTGGCCGAAGTCGGCGGGCAGGCGGTCCTCAGCCAACTTCGCGTAGCCTTGGATGTCGTGCCAATTGTCGGCGTAGTTCGGGTCGCCGGAGAGGATGCGGCCAACCTTGTCCGCGATGACCTCGAGCGACTGCTTCTGCACATCGGTCAGGCGGTCCCAGCCGGCCTCGGCACACATGGTGCGCTTCAGGTTCTGGCAGATACGGGCGTGGTCGGTGAAGTCGCCGTAACGGTTGCCGCGCTCTGCTAAGGTCTGCTCGATAGTCATGCCGCCTGCTCCAGTCCGATCAATTCCATGACCCGCGCCGGTAGCGTCAGGCCCATATCAAGCAACTGCAGGGCGCAGTCGCGGATTAGTGTTTCCTGCTTCCCATAGGCCAGCTCGAAGCGGGCCTTGTATGGGTGAACAGCGATGAGGCCCGGCGCGCCGTAGCCGTCTTGGTGATGGCCGGCGCAGAGACCGAGCACCATCCAATGCGCGTCAGGCTTGGTGCGGCCGTCGCAGTGGTGGATGCTCACGGAGGGGTTGAATCGCCCGTCTTTCTGGCAGGCGATGCAGCCGATGCGCTGAGCCAACAGGTCGTGGTAGCGCTTCTGCTCGGCAGAGGGGCCTTTCTTACCCTTCATCATTTTTCGTCACCCCAATACCTGCTTTCCGCTTCCTTTCTGGCAATCTCAGCCTCACTGACAGAGGCAAAAACGCCGATATGTACCGTCTTGTCGTTAACGCTCAGATTCGCCTTGAAGTCTTGTCCGTTCGGCATTGGGTGGACGCCTTTGACGCCTGTTTTTGATTTGCGGGCCCGAGTGTTCCGAGACTGCATCTCCGCAGTGGCCCAACGGCAATTTCCGGGCTCGTAGTTGCCGTCAACATTTATCCGATCAAGCGAGTAGGACGGCCCTGGCCTAGGCCCAACGTCAGCCAAAAAAGCAGAGAACGAATTTTTCCATTGCTCGCAGACCGTTATCCCGCGACCGCCCCAGTTCGCGTACCCGGTGGATTTACGGTTGTAGCAGCGCCCCTTCATCCCCTTCCATGCCTGATACTCAGGGGTTCTAGAGGCGCCGTGATGAAGTCTTGCCTCCATCTGCAGGCAGCCGCAGGATCTGGTTTTTGCAGATCGCAAGTTGCTTCCAAATACGATCACCTCATTTCCACAGGAACATGCGCAGTGGTAATGAGCCCCCTTCCCTTCATAGCCGTCGGCTCGACCTTTAACTGTTAGCCGGCCAACGATTGTTCCAGGGATTACGGGAACGACTGGTCTGCCCTTCATGCAGCCTCCCCGAACTCGATCTTCATCCGCATGTATTCGGAATCCTCCGGGTGCGGCAGGTAGATGCCGTGCTCGGTAGCCCAGGCGTCGATGCAGGTCATAAAGGCGTGCATCTCACCCTTGTCGAGCTCGCTGGTGTGCTTGAGCTCGTAGCGGTCGGTGATCTCGCCTGTCTTCAGGTTGATGTCCTGGACCAGCTGCTCGCCGAGGAAGGTCTGCTTCAGGTTGCGCTTCACGTTGTCCCGGTCCATGGCGGCACCGGTGGCGAAGGTCGTCTTGCCCATGCTCACGAAGAAACGGGCGATCTCCTCGCACCACTTATGGAAAAGCGCGTTCTGCGGGAGCGATCGACTGGCGCCGGTGATGGTCACCGTGCAAGGGAAGCCCTTTGCACGGATCGCGGCGTTGACTTGGGAGAGCTCGCCGATGTGCGAGACGCGGAATTTCTCAGCCATTTACGCGGCCTCCCACAGATGCAGCTGCCGGCGCAGGTGAGGTGCGTTGGCCTCGAACACGGCGCGGGCAAATCCCTTAGGCGTGGCGCTGCGAAAGTTCGCCCGCTCCGACCCCGGCGCTGCGGCGTGGATGCGGTTGTCTGGCTCGCCAAGCGATTCATCCTTGAACGGCTCAGGCATGACAAATCCGCCCCATGTCCAGAGGCATGTTGCCTTGGTGTAATTGTCTTCAGCGCAGTAGCCGGTGAAGTGATGAGGGTGAAAGGTGTAATCCGGAGCGCCGAATATCGAGCTGAACACGCTGACCGGGTTTTCCATTCCCCCAGGGCAACCGGCCATCAATCCGATCATTCGGCACTGCTCTGCCACCAGCGCAGCCTTGGTCTGGAAGTGCCTGTCGGCCTCCGCCTTGGCAGCAAACCAGCGAGCGCCGGAGACGGCCACGTCGGTGCATGGCGGAAAGCCAAAGACAAATACAACACGTCGCCCACGCAGGACTTCGCCAAGCCTGTAAGCCGCCTCGAGCACAGTGCACGGAAGTCGCTCGATGCGCCCGTCGTTGCTGTACTTGCGGTGCTGTGGATCGACAAGAATGATGTCGTATCCAGCCATGGCTCACCCATGATGCCAGTCTTGTCGCAGAGGAAAATGGCGACATCGTTCATGGCTCACCCCTCCGGAATGGACCGTTCCAGAACCAGACGTCAAGGGCCGCAACGGCCGCCAGAACGCCTGCAGTCCAGTACCAGCCACTTACAACCAGTCCAATTGCGAGTCCAAATAGGAAGCTAGGCATGGCATTGATCTTCATGCGCGACGCTCCCGAATTCCCTGGCAATCCACGCAGCACACCGCAGACGGATAGGCCTCGCGACGCTTGGCCGGGATCGCTTCATCACAGTCGGCACAGAACTCAGCGCCCTGCCCCTGCAGCCGTTCACGCACCATCGCCACGCCACCGATACGATCCGCTTCCTCTAGGCCAGAGGCTCGGTCTGTTACGTCGGGGGCTGTGCGGACTTGTTCCAGGGCTTCCGCCATCTCTGCAAAATCACTCATCGCTTAGCCCCCAAAGCGCGCTTCACCGCGCCATCCATCTGCACCAATCGGTAGTCGTTGCCGCGCTTCATGCGGACGACGGTGTTTTCTTCCTGATCCACGGCGAAGCCATCGGCCTTGAGCCGGTCGACGATTACTCTCTGGGGAAGGGTCATTGAGCGGGAGCGGTTCATGGCTTGGCCCTCCCGCGCGCAGACTTCCAGTCGAAGCCGACAGCGATACCGCCGCCTTCGCGCAGACGATCCACGCAGCGCTCACCCAGGGCGCCGGACAGCTCTCCAGCCGGCAGGTTGGAGATGACTACGGTCGGCAGCTGTTCCTCGTAGCGGGCGTTGATGATGTTGAACAGGCTGGCCAGCTCGAACTCGGTCGGCTTGGTCGCGCCCACTTCGTCGATGATCAGCAGGCTCGGCTTTGTGTAAGCCGCGAATGCATCGCCCTCGCTGTAGCCGCTCTCACGGTCATAGCTGCCCTTGATGTGCTGCAGGATTCCGCCGACGGTGCGGTAGACGGCCGTAGCGGTCGTGGTGCGCATGATGTGGTTGGCGATAGCCGTGGCCAGGTGCGTCTTGCCCGTGCCGACGTTGCCCAGCAGAAGCAGGCAGCGGCCAGCCTCGAAGTGCTCGGCGAAGTGCTCGGCGTAGTCGCGGCAGATAGTCAGCGCCTTGACCTGCTTCGGCTCGGTGGCGATGTAGCTCTCGAACGTGCGATCACGGAAGCGGGAAGGGATCAGTGCTGCATTTAGGCGGCGTTCCACTTCCTGCCTGGCGGCCTGATGAGCGATTGCATTTTGCTCTGAGACCTCCTGCTCTCGCCTCAACTCTTCAGCGCAAGTCGGGCATCCGCTTATCGCTACTTCCCCCGTAACCTTGTCCTTCCTTTTAATTGCCGCGTAATCCCCGTGCTTTTCGCAAAGCGCAGCATCCTTTCCTATAACCCCTAGCCTCTGTTCAATTCCGCTTATCTCAAGGATTTTCCCGAGTGAAGCCGGGGCGCATCGCGGGCATCCGGTAACTACTCCGCCAAACTTGTGGACCTCGATGTAAGCGCCGTGGCGCTCGCACTTTGCCCGCGCCTTACCGATAACCCCTTGAGTTCTTTCCAGCTGATCAGCGCGCTCAATCTCATGACTAGAAACCATTGGTGCCATCCTCCCGCTGTACCAGGCCGGCGCTGTAGTCGCGCTGATCGAACCCGCTGTGACGCGATGCGCCCGGGAAGTGGTGCACATTCGCAGCCGGCTTCACTTCGTCGTTCCAGCGCTTCCCGTTGAGCCAGGTGGCCGCGTGCGGGATGAACTGCCCGTCGTCCTTCAGCCAGCCCTGGCAGGTGCAGTGCTTGGCCAGAGACTCAAGGATCTGAGCCAGCAGCTCGGCATCGGGATTGATCTTCGCAAAGGCCTTGCGAGCGTTGTCCTTGGCGGTCTTGCGTGGGTACAGCTTCCAGAAGGCTTCGAAGGCCTCGGCACACTCGGCAGTCATGCCCTTTGCGGCCTTTTGAGGCCCTGAATAATTCCCCTCAGCATCAGGAAGCTCGGAAGGCACCTCGTTCTTGTGCGGGTTCTGGTGCTTCTCGAAGTTGTTGATCTGGATGCAGGCCTTGCCGTCGACTTCGTAGCGCTGGATGAAGTCGTGCTTATCCAGCCAGGACAGCAGCGCGTCAGCGTCGATGCCGTCGCGATAGGGGAACACTTCTGCCTTGATGCGCAGCGGGCGGTCTTCCAAGATTCCGCGACGGTCTGCCAGCGTCCAGAGGCCAATGAAAAGGAGTGTGGCGATCGGGTCAGCCACGCCGAGAACTTCGTTCTTGAACAGTGCCGGTTTGATATTTCGAGCCCTCGCCATCACGCAGCTCCTTGGAGTGCTTTGTCATGAGTGAACAAGCCGTCCCATGTCTTCTTCATGGGAAGCTCGCTGTTCAGATAGAGGTCGTACAGACGTGCCGCGCCCTTCTTCAGCAGAACAGGCGTGAACGCGGTAAACGGATCAGAGCCATGCGGGGTGATGGTCGTCTGGTGCTCGGTCAGGTAGCGGTCGCGGGCATACGACGCGGTACGCCAGCGGGTGCTGCTCTTGCTCTCGTTGAACAGCCAGTTGCGGCCCTCAAGGAAGCTGCAGACCTGCATGACGTTGACCCCATTGAGGCCCTTGCAGAACTGCGGGATGGTCATGCCTTCGTGGAACAGGTTTTCCATGCAGGCGATCTTTGTTGCCTGCTCTTCAACCTGAAGGGTGAGCTGGAGGCGCGCAGATTCAGCTTCGAAAGCCATCTGGATGAGATCCATGCGCGACAGCTCTCGCGGCCTAGCCGCCTGCTCTTCAAGCTCCTGCCAGCGATCAACTAGGCGAGCGGTGAACTCCGGCGAAAGCTGAGCGACCACAATGATGCTGTCGCGCTTCCCCTGCTCGCCGCTGAAAACGTACTCGGCCACGGTCTGGCCAAGGTGGTTTTTAACTTCCACAGGCTGTGGAAGTTGAATAACTCCCTTCCCTGCCAGGTTTTCAATGGTGCGCTTCACGCTGTCGTGACGCTTTTTGACCATCTCCGCAATCTCGCGACTGCTCATGGTCAGGGTGTTGCCAGTCGTTATCAGGTTCTGCATAATGTGCCTCACAAGTTGGTGTTGTTCAGAAAGCCGGGCCGCAATCCCGGCTTTTTTGTGTCTGCGTTTTGGGCTTTTCAGTCCCTCATCAGTCCTTCTCTCTCCGTCGGAATGGCTGAACCACTCCACGAGATGTCTTCGGTTTCGTTCGGCTCGTGATCTCTCGTTGCATCACGTCCTTCGCAAGCTGCTCTGGTGTTATCCCCAGTCTTTTTGCTTCTTGCTCGAGCAGAGAGCGGTCCTCACTGCTCTGCGGCAGATAAAGTTCAGGCACAGGGCCTCCTTACGGACTTCACGCCGTGTGCTGTTGGCCAGTAATCTCTTCCCGCATGCGAAGCATCGCCGCTTCAAGAATTTCTCTCGCCAGCACAGCCTTCTGTGTCCGGTGAATGGTCGCCATGGAAGTCAGGAAGGCGTCGAACTCGTCATCGAGACGCACCTTTGTTTCCTTGGTTTTCTTGTGCTTCGGTTCTGCATACATGGCAATTTCCTTCTGCGAGGATGAAGTGTGTGAAAAAGGAATCAGGCGGCGGTCTTGACGCGCCTCAGGGCCTGGCACAAGTCGATGGCCTTGAAGCCCCCGCCAGTGACCTGCTCAGCGGTCAATGCAGTAACAGCACACATGCCGTGCTCGCCTCGGACCCATCCGGAGACAGTGCCTTGCTTGACATTCAGAGCGGCGGCGGTCTGCTCCTGGGTTCCGAAGTGCTTCACGAGCCGTTCGTAAATGTTCATGGGACTACCTCAAATAGGAATGCCTATATCCTAGGACAAAGGAATACCTGTTTGCAAGCATATAGGCAAGCCTGTGAAAATCTTCATATGGAATTCAAGCATCGGATCAAAGCCGCGCGTAAATACGCCGGCCTTAAGCAGGGCGAACTGGCCGAAAAAGTCGGGATCACGCAGACATCAGTCTCGGACATGGAAACCGGCAAGACAGGCAGCAGCTCATACACCGCCAGCATTGCGGCAGCTTGCGGTGTCGATCCGTTGTGGCTGGAGACTGGACAAGGCGACATGCGGGCTCAAGAATCGAGCAACCCCACCGATACTGGGGGAAACACAGGCCCGCTCCAAGTCCAAGAGGCTACCGTCGTCCAGCTTGGCGAAATCCAGAAAGTGCCACTGATCAGCTGGGTTGCTGCCGGGGCATGGAGTGAGGCCATCGACCTTTACGAAGTAGGCGATGCTGAGGTTTGGATGCCCTGCCCTGATCCGATTGGCCCCCGCGGCTTTGCGCTGCGCGTTGAGGGTGACTCAATGACGAGCCCCTATCCTGGTTATGAAAGCTACCCGCACGGGACTTTCATCTACGTTGACCCTGACGTTGCGCACAAGTCCGGCGACCCGGTTGTCGCAAAGCTGCCATCAAGCAATTCGGCCACGTTCAAGATATTCATCGAGGACGCCGGCCAGTTCTACCTGAAGCCGTTAAACCCTCAACACCCGATGATCCCTATCACCGAAGAAACGCACATTGTCGGCGTGCTCGTAGGCTCTTACCGAAAACGGTAATCCTGACCAATCCGCGCCCGGCCCGGCAGGGCCTGTTGAGGGAATCAGGAATCAGGAATCAATGAAGAGGGAATCAGGAATCAGCCCGAGCGCTACCGAATAAATCGGTACTACTACCGATAAAATCGGGCTTTTTCTGGAGCGATACCGTTTTCCTCGGAATTTCAGCTACTTATCGCACCTCTATCATCTCTCCCAGACCCTTTGTAGTCGCGCCTGTACCGGGCAAGCTCCCTTCGCAGCACCTTCCTCGCTCTCTCTGAACCAAGCTCCTCAATCAGCAAGCGCACACTGAGCGCCGCCATCTCTTCGGCCGTCGTTGGCGTCACGTCTACCCGCTCTCCCTGCCAGGTGGCTTTCACTGAAGCCATCAAAAACACTCTTGGCATGTGACAAACCTCTCAAATTCTCATTGATCGCAATCACCTTTCGTCGCCAGGCGCGGCGTGGAATTCCTCTCGAATAACCGATACATCAAAAAATATAGGAATCCCTATTGACCATAGAAAAAGGAATCCCTATATTTGGACCCATCGAAGCGAAACACGCTTCAGGGCCTCAAGAGGCCTCGGGGCAACCCGGAACGCTCTTTAACAACATGCGCCATGAACAGTTAGCCGAGCGATCGGCAAGACAGCCCCGGCCAGATCCTGTGGGGCGACAGAAAGTCAGGATCAACAAGACGCTGCGCCAGAAGGCGACCGGCGCGCACCGAAAGCCGTAGAGGGGAAGACGGTGCGCGAGGTGATGACCGAACCGAGAGGATGACCCGGACGGTGCAGCGAGTTGAAACAGAATCGAATTAGCGCTCCGAGCCTCGGCTATGAGGAGCGCCGGACCTCATGTGGCGTGCCTACTTAACCGGGCGCCAGGGGCTGTACGCCGCATGTTGTATTTGCCGATGACCACGCCGCAACGCTGATCGAGCGACGTGAACAGGAAGCCCCGATGCCAACCAAACCATGACTCACGGCCTGCGATCAGCAGCGGGCACGGAGCGCAAGACAACGAGCGAGTCGTTTCCTGATGCACCTTGGCGACAGGGTGCATTGGGAAATCAACTGACGAGGAAATGGAAATGAACACATTCGAACAAGGCTGGGCAGCGCGCCCGTTCAAAGAGCAATTCCCTGAGCTTGATGACAAGGCTGCGGAAAACCTCGACAAGCTGAATCACGCGATCACGGACATGCTGCTTTGCGATCTGCTGACAGATTCACAAGCGCGCGATATCCGCACCAAGAAATTCCCGAAGCTGGTCAGCCGCGAAGTTGGAAAGGCTCGATCAACCGCTTAGCCGCGCCATTGCGCCGTTGCTACAGGCTGAAGCGGGGCTTAACACAATGGAGAGAAAGCATGGAATATCAAAACATCGACCAGTTCCTTCAGGCGGCCAGGGAAGGAAAGCTGGAAGGTGTCACGGTCACCGTCGATAACGACAGTGTGTATGCGTACCGGCATGACGAAGAGAACGATGACAGCGAGGAGGTATTTGGCTTCAACGATGCTGGTCCGCGCGAGGTGTTGATCAGCCTGCTCATGTCGCTTGGCGTGGAAGCCGAGTATCCGTAGCCCGCCCCATACGTCGTCCAGATGCACCCCGGCAGTAGACCCTGACAAGCGCACCGATGGCCGCCAGTAGCGGGTCGATGCGAGTTTAACGATAGCGCCGGGGTAATCGCCCCGGCTGTATCGGTGAGTGATCTGGCATAGCCCTTACCCGTAACTGGATGGGGATGCACCCGGGCAGATCACTCAACCCATACAGACAACCGAACGAATGAGCCTCAAATGGACACGATCCAAATTGATGGTTGGCAAGGACGCCTTGGCGAAGGCCTGGCACCGCGCCAGTTGCTGGCCGTTCTCTGGGCAGCAACAGACAAGACGGCAAAGGAAATCGCCCGGCTGATGGACTGCAGCCACTACACCGTCAAGCAGCAGCTCGACGACGCCCGCTTCAAGCTGGGCAACCAGCGCACCACTCGCGGCCTCTGCCTGGAAGCCATGCGCCGGGGAATCATCGCCCCGCTGGTACTGGCTCTGCTGGTAGGCGGCGGGCACACGCAACACATGAGGCCCGTTCGCCAGCCGGATGCCCCGCGCATTCAGACGGCGGTTCGGGTTCATCGAGCAGACGATGCAGGACTTTCCGCATGAAAAAGAACACCCCGGCGCCACCCCGCCCCGCCCTATCGCTAGTACCCAAGGACAGGGGCACAGAGCAGTTCCCGTATGGAAGGCAGGCGGTAGGAAAGCGCGCCGATCTGCCGTTTACGGTGGGCCGCTGATATGCCCACCACAGCAGAGCTCTTGATTATGGCAGCCGTTCTATTAGCCACCCTGGCTTATGAGGTGTGGCTGGAGAGGCAGAAAGATGACGAAAGCACCTGATGACCTGACGCTAGAAGAAGTCCTGTCGCTCGCCCGCCAAATGGCAATCGTGATCGACATTGAAGATTGCTACCTCAGCGACCGGCAGCACGAGTGGGGGCTTGATCTTGCCTATCAGTTCGCACGGCAGGACTACCGAGGCGTCAACGAGAAGTCGATCAATTTCATGTGGCAGATCGTGCGCGGCAACTACGCAGAATGTCGGGAATACGAATGAACGCCCCATGGGCACCCATCAGCACATAGGAGGATGAGATGAGCGAATGGATAAGCGTGAGCGAGCGCCTGCCTCCTGAGGACGAATGCGTGCTTGGGTTTGAGCCTTGGCACGAAGGCGGCGGATGGCAGAGCGTGGTAACACAGCACAACAGCTTCTTCACGAATGAACAGCGCGTCCGAGTGGATATATCGCACTGGCAGCCACTCCCGCCGCCCCCGAGCACCCCATGCTAACCCTACCCCAAACCCTCCTCCTCATCTGCGTACTAGCTGCGCTGTGGGGGTGGGAGTGGTGGAGAGAGAAACCCTGAGCCAGCCAGGCCAGACCCTAACGGGCCTGTAATAACCGGACGGCGCCCGGTGCTGGTAGCGCCACAGACTCAGCTGGAGCCGATCCGGCGTCATGGAAGACAACTCCTGCCTAGCGCCTGCCGGGAATCGGTAGCAGGCATTCATTCCCCCGCCCATCCGGGCAACCGAGGTATCCACCATGAAGCACTACGGACCCACAGGGCGCCGCGAACAGCCGTGCCCGGATGACAGCGTTTCCGCGAGGATTCAACGATGAAGTTCGAAATCGACCTAGATGAATACCTCCTCTCTGTTGAGGTAACCCATTGCGCAGTCGTTGAACCTGACTATCGGTGCCGGGACAGCGCGGACGATTACTACGGCTACAGCGAGCTTGAATTCACCATCACCAGCGGGGCCGTCTTTGACGAGTACGGAAACCAAACGGAACTGGGCCGGAATGGCTGCGCAGCGGTTGCCGATGAGCACGCGGAGCGGATTGAAGAACTGCTTTGGGCAGAGATCGACGCACGACGCCGGGAGGCAGCATGAGCCACGCACAACGCAAGGCGCTTGAGCTAATCGAGCGCGAGATTCAGCGAATGCCCGCCTCGCACTACCCCCGCCCCGACGAGAGCTACGCCACCGGCATGATCGAAATGGCCTACGCCTGCGACCTGATAGCCGATGAACAGTACCGCATCTTCACGGCGGTTATTCACCAGCTGGCCGATCAGCGCTGGCAAGAGATTAGAGGAGTGGCGGCATGAGCAAGGAAGTGAAGCGGTACAGCCCCCTGCTGGGACTGGCACGCAACGCCAAACTGAGGCGCATGGAAATGCAGTGCGACCCACAGTGGGTGCTCGACCTTTTCGCTGAGCGGGATCGGCTGCGGGATGCGCTGGAAGCACAAAGCTGGGAGCTTGCCAGCCCGAACATCAGCTATGCCCTGCGCGACCAGTTGCTCGGCCAGCTTGCCGGCGACCACGAGCCTGAAGAAATTCTATGCGTCGAGGACTTCTACTCGTGGCTGGCTAACGCGATCGACAACATCCGCGCCGAGCATCGCAAGGCAGAGGGCGGGCAGCCGATGCAGGTACGCGCATCCGCCCTGCAAGGAGAGCAGCCATGACCGGGTGCCCTTTCTGCAAGTGCGATCCGTACCACTACGTCGATATCGGCGTTGGCTTCCAGGCTGCGGCCGTGGACTGCTGCGATCTTGGCATAGGCCTTTTCAGTCGCGAGGACTACTTGCGCAAGGTCGCTCGCCGCGTGCTGCGCGATATGCAATCGCCATCCCCAAGAGCAAAAGCGCGGGCCATGAGGGTTTTGCGCGAATACGGAATGCGGCCGGAGAAGGCCACAAGGAGCAAGCCATGACCGCCTACGTCCTCAAGGAGCTGGCCGGCGCCATAGGCATCACCGTAGCCGGATCGCTTATCGGAACTATCGCCTACGTGGCGCTATTGGGGGGTGTGTGATGGATGACCGCGAACTGTTGGAGATGGCAGCCAAATCGGCTGGCGAGGACGTTGAGTGGCATGACATCGGCAGTTACTTCTATCGGAAGTCTTGCAACTGGCCTGCAGAGAAAGGTTTCTTCAACCCCCTGCACGATGATGGCGAAGCGCTGCGACTGGCTGTTGAGCTGAGGTTTGACATCGCCATCAACCTATACGGCGTCGACGTATTTTATGGAGAGCTAGACGACTTCATCAGAGAAAGATGCCGAGATGGCGATGCGGCTAATGCAACCCGCCGCGCCATCGTAAGAGCAGCGGCTGCGATCGGGAGGGCCATGTGATGGCTAGCCAAAGACAACGATCCCTGCGCTACGCATGGTGGCGGGGCTTCGCAGTGACCCTTGCACTACTCACAGGCTGGGCTCTCGCTCACGGCCTTGCAGATCGAATCACCAACGGGGCTCCGCTATGAGCAATCAGATGAGCAAACACACAACGGGGCCTTGGTTTGTGACTGGCAACATGACGCTGTATGTCGAGGCGCGGATTGGCGGCGGACTGGTTCAAGAGGTCGCGGCTGTCGGGCCGACCGAGGCGGATTCAGGCTACGGCCCTCAGCAAAGAGCCAATGCGGACCTGATAGCCGCCGCGCCCGATCTGCTAGATGCGCTGACCCAATGCCGCGCCGAGCTACTGTCGATGATCGACAAGCACAACAAGCAAGACGCCGACGACGGATCATGGCTCTACGACTACCAGACTGTTGTTGAAGCTGACGCCGCCATCGCCAAAGCGCGAGGTGAGGCATGAACCGCACCCAATCCCTCCCCTACGACGACACCCCCACAGGCCACTCATTCGCAGCGGCGTGGTGGACCCTTTCAGGCTTCGGCGTGCTGGCTGGCGTGCTGCTGATCGGCCTGGCTGGCGAGGCGGCGATCTACAAACTTTTCGGATAACCAAACCTACTGACAGGCTGCGCGAGACGCGGCCAGGGAGAACTCATGTCTACGGAAAACACCATCAGCTTGAACATCGACGACTACCTCACCGATGAGGACAAGCGTCAGATCGCAATCACCGAGTTCCGCGAAGTGGCTCGCTCCAAATCGCAAGCTGACTTCGAGCGCATCCTCAGTAACGCGGCATACCACATGGTTCATGCCGAGGTTGACGCCGTGTTCGACGGAAAGATGGCTGAAACCGTTAAAGAAAAGGCGGTCGCGGTCATTGCCAAAATATCCGAACACACCGTGTTTCGGGCTCCTGACGCATGGCAAAGGGAGGCGTCGAAGGGCTGGACGCACCTACAGGCATCAATCGATGAAGCAGCCCCGCTCATTCGCCAGCGCGTCGCCGAGATCATTGAGGGCTACGACTCCGCAGCCCTTCGGGAACTGATCGAAGAGCAAGTGACCGACGCAATCATTACCAAGCTGACCGCCCCGGCGCAGCCATAGGAGGCCTCATGAACAACCAGAACATGAGCATCTGGAGCCAGGTCGAGAAGACCGCGCCGGAAGCCACCAAGTCAGCAAAGGTCAACGGCCAGCAGATCACGTCGATCAGCGGCCAGCACATGATCAAGCGCGCTACGGAAGTGTTCGGCCCGGTCGGTATCGGCTGGGGCTGGACGGTCGCAGAGGAGCGCTTCGACCAGGGCGGCGAGATCCGCAACGACAAGGGCGAGCTGATCGGCCACGAGGTCGGCCACACGATCCGCGTCAAGCTCTGGTTCATGCAGGGCGACAAGCGTGGCGAGGTCGAGCAGTACGGGTGCACGCCGTTCACCTACAAAAGCAAGTGGGGCGTCACCACGGACACCGAGGCGCCGAAGAAGTCGCTCACCGACGCAGTGAAGAAGGCGCTGGCGATGCTTGGCTTCAGCGCTGACATCTTCCTTGGGCTGTACGACGACCGCGATTACGTGGCCGAGCGCGAGGCCGAGGCCCAGCTTGAGCAAGCCGAGAACAAGGAAGCCGAGGTGGCGCGCCAAGCGCAAGAGCGGCTCGACTGGCTCAAGGCTGCGCTAGACACAATGGCCGGCGCGCAGACCATGCACGAGCTTTCCAAGCTCCACGCCTCTTACGTCCGCAGCGCCACGCGCCGAAATGAGGACAAGTTCGTCAAGCGCCTAGTCCTGGCATTCGATGAGCGCAAAGCCCAGCTTGAGCAGAAGGAGGCAGCATGACCAGGCTCACAGCAGAACAAGCACGCGACATAGCCCGAGCAAAAGACCCATCCGCAGCGGTGGAAACTCTTTTAGCCGCCATAGACGAGGCCGCTAATGACGGAAAGTATGAGGTCACGTCTCGCGCGTTCGGATTTGGCGATGGCAGCTACTACTCAACGGAGGACAAGTGGCCTGAGTTCGGCAAGGCGATCATCAAGGAGCTAACTGCTCTCGGCTACCAGTGCCGGATTTGCTGCTATGAAGGGCAGTTCGTCGATATGTGGCTTGAGGTCAGCTGGAAAGGAGAGCAGGCATGAGCGCACTCTACGAGATCACCGGCCAGTTCAAGGAGCTGGCCACGCTGCAGGAGACGGCCGACGAGGATCTGGCCGTCGCCATCCGCGACACGATGGCGGGCATAGAAGCCGAGTTCAACGACAAGGCGCTGGCCGTGTCGCACGTCATCCTGAACTTCGACGCCGACGTTGCCGCACTCGACAAGGAGATCGAACGCCTGCAGGAGCGCAAGCGGCTCGTGACCAACCGTCAGCGCGAGATCAAGGAGTACCTGCGCGAGAACATGGATGCGGCCGGTATCACGAAGATCAGCTGCCCCCTCTTCACCATCACCCTGGCCAAAGGCCGCGAGTCGGTCGTCGTGGATGACGAGAACAGCATCCCAGACGACCTGATGCGCGTGAAGACCGAGATCGCGCCAGACAAGACTGCCATCGCCGCCAAGCTAAAGGCCGGCGAGGAAGTGCCCGGCGCGCGCCTTGAGCGCGGCCAATCATCCATCCGCATCAAGTAAGGAGCCAGAATGGCCAATCTCAACGAGTGGCGCGGCATCGGCCGTCTTGGAAACGACATTGAAGTTCGCTTCATGCCAAATGGTAACGCCGTCGCCAACTTCAACATCGCGGTCGACGACAGCTACAAGGACAAGCAGACAAACCAGAAGGTCGAGCAAACCGAGTGGGTGCGCTGCGTAGCTTTCGGCAAGACAGCTGAGTTCCTTGGCGAGTGGCTGCACAAGGGGAAGCGCATTCTGGTCTGCGGCAAGATGAAGACCCGGAAGTTTGAGAAGGATGGTGTCGAGCGGTACGTGACCGAGATTCATGTCGGCCAAGGAACCGAAATCATCGACTGGCCGGAGAAGGATGCAGCCCGCCAGCAGACGGCGCCACGCCAGCAAGCTCAGCCGCAGCAGCGAAGCCAGCAGGCCGCGCCGCAAGACGATCACACCGGCTTCGACGACATAATTCCGTTCTAAGGAGGCGCGCAGATGGGCGTACAACAAGCCTGCATCGATGCATACAGGAAGCATCGCAATCTCAAGCTCGCAGCTGTCGACGTAGGGATACCGTGGCAGACCGTGTACGTCCATCTTCGATCGGCAGGAGAGCCGGTCATGGGCGACAAGCTGAAATATGGGTCAGACAAGGATCGGCTTGCCGCGCGCGGTGAGCAGCTTTTCTTGCGCCTCGTTCCTGGTGCGCTAAGCCACAACGAGACCATGTTTCAGAGCAAGATCGACTTCAACGTGCGCGACTACGGTGTCGACGTGAAAACCTCGACCCTTAAGCGCGGGCACAAGGCCTGCAAGCTCAGACGCTGGGCGTTCAGCATGAAGAAGCAGGAGATGTACGCCGACTTCTTCGTCTGCTTTTGCATGAACGAGAGCGGAGATGGCCTGATGAAAACGCTGCTGATCCCAGGCGAAATCGCCAGGAAATACGCCACGGTTTCGCTTTCCGAGCGAGGCGGCAAATGGGACGACTACGCAGTTGAGCCCGGCGACCTGAACGCATTCTTCGAAGCGCTTCCTTCCAAAAAGTAACCCCGGGCGCCCAGCGCGCCCTCCTCCCCGGTACACACCAATGCAAGAGTTCAAGTACGACCGCGTGCACACGCCGGCCGCGCACGAAGCTGCGCGCCAGGAAATCGCGCAGAAGATGGCAGCGTTTGAAGCTGCCAAGTGACCAGTGGAAACCCAGCCGATCCGCGTAGAGGAAAAACTCATTCCCTACCGCATCTCCTGCCCGGAGAAGAAGCAAGCGGCGCGAGCCAAGGCCGCTGCAACACGCAAGGCGCGCTCGGTGGCGGCATGAGCAGGACATTGAAAGGCCGGCTTGTCCGGCGCGAGATCAACGGCATCAGCGAAAAGCTCTGCGGCTGCTGCGACGAGTGGAAGCCGCTGGACGATGAGCACTTCCAGTTCATCAAGACGACTGGCGTCTGGCAGTGCTACTGCCGGCCGTGTCTGTACGCGAAGGCTGTAGCGCGGGCGCAGGCTCGCAGGAAGGCAGCATGACACGAGACGAATACCTAAGCCGCGCTTATGAGTTTGCGCCGCGTGGCGAGCAGCTGCCGCACGCCAGGCTGAACGCTGAAACAGTCCGTGCAATCCGCACCAACCGCCGCGGACTCACTGCGCGCCAGTGGGCAGAACAGCTCGGCGTCCACCAGCGGACCATCGACAAAGTGCGCGACTACCGCAGCTGGCGGCACGTCGCATGAAGCTCTGCACCGTATGCAGGAACTACCACCCGTTAGACCACTTCGACAAGGCCAGCCCGGACTTCCCCACCAGGGACGGGCTGCAGCTGGTGTGCCGGAAGGTGACGGCATCCCGTGACTGGAAGCTGGCCCGCGTCGAGGGCGGCAAAGTCGAAATCGTGAAGAAAGACGTGCGCTAGCCGCCCACCGGAGGCCCCATGCGACCCAAGACCCAAATCTGGCTGCACAAGCCGACCAACACCCGCCACTACATCGCCGGATCGAACGGTGCCGCCTTCCTGATGCAGGCGCTGAGCCGACAGCCGCGGTACGCCACCGAGGCGGAACTGAATAACGCGAGCATATGGAGCAAGGTATGACTGAGCACGAACTGAAGGGGCTGAAGAACATCGGCGCTGAGCTGGGTGCGGCGAAGGCTGAGAACGAGAAGCTGCGCGGCTTGATAAGCCAGGCACTTGAATTCACTGAAGCCAATACATGCGGCGGCCCGGACGTTTCGCTGCTTATTGATAGGATGCGCGCCGCCCTATCCCAGCAGGCCGAGCCTGTAGAGCCAGCCCCGGCGCAGGATGAGCTATGGGCCGTCCACGCCCAAGGGCCGGACGAGCTGTACGCCGCATTCGACCGAGATGATGCCGAGCAACACGCCGCAGCGCTGAATGCACTGCCGATGCCGGCTGGCATTCAGGTATCGGCGACGGTCATCGCCTCGCCCTGGTCCGCTGCCGAACATTGGAAGTACTTGGCAGAGCAGGAGCGCGAGCATGCGGCTGAGCTTAAGGCTAGGGCCGCGCAGACCGAGCAGCATCCAACTGTCAAGGAATGCTTGACGGTTCAGCCGATGGCATACGCCGTGTTCGCCGCAAACGGCAACGTGGCTTGCTACTCGACTCAGCGCGACCATCCAAGCCTAGTGGCACTTGAAGCCGATGGGCATTCCGTCGTGTCGCTAGCCCCCATCGCGCAGACCGTCCCGCAAGGCAAGTTCCGCATGGGCGACCTCGTGAAGAAGTCCACCGGCAGCGAGTGGGAAGGCCGGATCGTCGGCACCTACAGCACAGAGCAGACGCCAGAGGGCTACGCAGTCGAGAGTTCGGCGCACCGTGGCAGCGTCCAGATCTACCCGGCTAAGGCGCTGGAGGCCGTATGACCATCTCTGACGACTACTTCGCCGACACGGGGGAGACGGTAGGCAAGGCAGCCATTCGGTTGCACGCGCTCGGCATTAGCATCGAGCAGGCCGCGCACCAGATCGGCTACGCAACGTCGAGCGACCTGCGCAAGTGGCTGGCCCGGCGCGGGCTGGAATGCCCATGGCCGCCGTCTCGCGCATTCCCACGCCGAGGCC